CATCATTTTTCAAGTTGTTTTGATGCGCTTACACGCATAGTTATTCCAAGGGTCGAATTGGCAAAAACCGACCACTTTACCACAGGTATTTCGTGTGCGTGTATGATGAGTTGATCGTATCTATGGCATGGCTTTAATTACACGCGCTGAAGCAGCCCGAGCTATGGGTGTTACGCCCGAAGCTGTATATGCCGCAGTGAAAGCAGGTCGTCTTTCAGTTGTAACTGGACGTGACGGAAAGCCGCTTGTCAACAGCGAAACCATGCGTGAGGAGTGGTCACGCAATACGCAGACCAGGATCGGCATGGGTCCAAAGCCACCTGGCGAGGGCCGCGCCAAGAAGCCGTTGCGAAGCAAAGAGGAACGAATGAGCTCAAAAGAAGAGGTGAGGATTAGCAAAACAAGTGAAGCGATCCCTGATTATGACGAGTCCCGCGCCCGAACGGAGCACCTGAAGGCGGAGCTGCTTGAGCTTGAACGTCAGCAGAAAGAGGGTCTGCTGATTAAAGCTGAAGACGTAGAACACGAATGGGTAGAGATTATCACTCGCGCAAGAACGAAGCTATTGGGTATACCGACCAAAGCGAAACAACGGATACCAGACTTAGACACAGATGCAATCGGTGTGCTGGATGATATTGTGCGTGAAGCATTAGAAGACCTTGCCGTTGATCATGAGTAACCGCGAAAAGCTCAAAAACGCTGCATTTTTGGCGTTCAAGCCGCCAAAAAAGATGACTTTAAGCCAATGGGCGGATAGTTATGCGTATTTGAGTTCAGAGTCAAGCGCAGAGGGCGGTAGATGGCACACGCTGCCTTACCAGAAGGGAATCATGGATGCGATCACGGATCCGAAGATCGAACAGATCACGGTGATGAAATCTGCCCGTGTTGGGTATTCTAAGATTCTGAATCACGTTGCGGCATATCATATTCATCAAGATCCGTGCCCTCTTATGATAGTTCAACCAACTATCGAAGACGCGCAAGGTTATTCGAAGGAGGAAATCGCGCCGATGCTGCGTGATACGCCGTGTTTGCGTGGCTTGGTCAGTGAGGCGAAGTCGAAGGATGGAGCGAACACGATCTTGCAGAAGCAATTCCCTGGCGGAAGTCTCAGCTTGGTTGGCGCGAACAGTCCGCGTGGTTTCCGTCGCGTAAGTCGTCGTGTGGTGTTGTTCGATGAGGTGGATGGTTACCCGCCTTCGGCTGGCACTGAAGGCGACCAGATCAAGCTGGGCATCCGCCGGACGGAGTATTACTGGAACCGCAAGATCGTGGCGGGATCAACGCCGACGGTGAAAGACTTCAGTCGTGTCGAGCGGATGTTTCTGCAGGGTGATCAGCGGCGGTATTTCGTGCCGTGTCCTGATTGCGGCCACATGCAGTATCTGAAGTGGGCAAACATCAAATGGCGCGACAATGATCCCGACACGGCCAGCTATGCGTGCGAGGGATGTGGCGTGTGGATCCCGGCCGCGAAGAAGCGTTGGATGGTGGAGCGCGGCGAGTGGCGGCCCACCGCGCCAGGCAATGGTAGGCATGTGTCGTTTCACATCTGGGCGGCGTATAGCTACAGCCCGAATGCAACGTGGCCGAATTTGGTTGAAGAGTTCTTGGATGCGAAGAACGATGCAGAGCAGCTGAAGACGTTCGTGAACACAGTGTTGGGTGAGACATGGGAGGACGAGTATGCGTCCAAGGTTGGCGCTGATGCGTTAAGTGAACGTGCTGCATCCGAGGAGTACCAGCAGCGCCAGGTGCCAAGTGAGGCATTGCTGCTCACAATCGGTTGCGACGTGCAGGATGACCGGTTGTCGCTGAGCGTTTGGGGATGGGGCCGTGAAGAAGAAGGTTGGCTGATCGATCGGGTGAAGATCTACGGCGACCCGAGCAGGCCGGATGTGTGGAAGCAGTTGGACGAGATTCTGCAAGCGCCGTATGAGGGCGACGGCGATCGGAAGCTGACGCCGATGGTGACTGCGATTGACTCCGGTGGTCACCACACGATGGAGGTGTACCAGTACGCGAGGGAGCGTCAGAACATGGGTGTGATTGCGATCAAGGGTATGGCGCAGAAGAACAAACCGCCGATCGGGAAGGCGAGCAAGGTGGACCTCAATGCGCAGGGCAAGACGCTGAAAAAAGGCGCTCAGGTGTTCCCGGTTGGTTCGGACACGGTGAAGTCACTGCTATTTGGAAGGCTGAAGCACAACGATCCAGGTGCTGGGTATCTGCATTTCTATCCAACGGTCGGCGCGGATTACTTCCAAGAGTTGACGGCAGAGAAGCAGATCATGCGTTTCAGGAACGGCTTCCCCGAGCGGGTGTGGGTGAAGAAGAGCAGCGCACGGAACGAAGCGTTGGACGAATTGGTGTATGCGTATGCAGCATTGAACCGGGTGTATCAGATCAAAGATCGCAGAACGCTGTGGGATCAGATGGAGAGGCCACCGGAGGAGCGGAAAGCGGCACGCCGTGCAGCACCAGCACGTGGTGGAAGGAGTTTCGTGAAACAGTGGTAGGGGCTAGACTTCGGCGTATCGGGTGATATTTTTTGTCGATGTCAATCCCACCCTCCATAACGAGTGGCGTGGATGCGGTGTGGACTGATGCCGAAACTGTTGATGTATTTGGCACTGCAGTTACGAGCACAACGCACACGCTGACGTATTACTTCAGGCTGAACACTGCTGGCGAAGGCGTGACCGCGAATGCGGTTGCGTATAACAGCGGCTGGAAGACCACGCTGTCGGGTGCAGTGACTGGCGCGATGGATGCCAGTCCTGACTGGTATTTTCAAGCTGTTGCTACGGCTGTAAGCGATGGCGCGACGTTGGAGTACAGCCGTGGCCAGATCGAGGTCAAGCCTTCGCTGGCTTATACCGGTACGCCTGGCGCATTCGATGGTCGAACGCAAGCGCAGCAGGATCTTGATGCAGTGCAGGCCGCGATCCGCAGCCTGATCAGTGGTGGTGCTGTTTCCGAGTACAGGATCGGTAACCGCAACCTGAAGCGGTACGATCTGTCTGAGTTGATCGAGCTTGAATCAAGGCTAAAGTCAATTGTGGCGAAGGAGAACAAAGCAAAGTTGATTGCTTCTGGTCTTGGGGATCCACATAATCTTTACGTTCGATTCGACCGAAGCTGATGGGGTTCCGCACAAGACTGCTTCGAAGGCTGGGTCTACAGCCAATTCCGCGTGATCAACCGCGTCGCAGTCGGCGGCGTGCTTATGCCGGTGCGTTGATCTCACGCCTAACGAATGATTGGATGTCATCGCAGGCGAGTGCTGATGCGGAGATTCGGACCAGTTTGCGGAAGCTGCGTGACCGCAGCCGCGAAATGGTGCGGAACAACCCGTACGCCAAGCAAGCGAAGCGGACGACGCAGATCAACGTTGTTGGCTCGGGCATCAAGCTGCAGTCTCAGGTGCAGCAGGTTCGGACTCGTAAGCCGAATGAGCAGGTCAACCGCCTGATCGAGCAGAAGTGGAACATGTGGTGCCGGGCGCAGCATTGCGATGTTGCTGGTCGGCATAGCTTCCACATGATGGAGTGGTTGGCTGTCGGTGCGTTGCCGGAATCCGGCGAAGCGTTGTTCAGGATCATCCGTCGTCCGTTTGGTGGCAGTCGAGTTCCATTGGCGTTGGAGATGCTCGAAGCCGATGTGCTGGATGAGGAGTATCAGGGTCCGACGCTCGCAAGAGAGAACGAGTGGCGGATGGGTGTTGAGATCAACGAATGGGGCCGCCCGGTGCGGTACGCATTCTTGACGCGCCATCCAGGTGACTACTGGTTCCAGAACGTGCCGGAGAAAGGCGGGAAGCATGTGTTCCTGCCTGCCGAGGATGTAATTCATCTATTCATCCCCGAGCGTCCGCAGCAACATCGCGGTGTGCCGTGGTTCCATCCGGTGATGGCAGATGCGCACCAGCTTCAGGGCTATGAGGAGGCTGCAGTGATCCGTGCGCGTGCGGGCGCATCGATCATGGGTTTTGTGACATCGCCTGAAGGTGAGCTTGAGGGTGATGACGTTGAGGATCAGCGCCGCATCTCGGAATTCGAGCCTGGGATGTTCAAGTATCTGGAGCCGGGACAGAACGTCACGGTGCCAGACATCAACTCACCCGACCAGCAGTTTGAGATGTTCGTGCGCAATAAGGTGCGGAGGTTTGCGAGCGGCTTTGGGTGCAGCTACGAAACGCTGAGTCGTGATTTCTCGGAGACGAACTACAGCAGCTCACGGCTGAGTCTGCTTGAGGATCGTGAGCACTGGAAGGTGGTGCAGGCTTACATGATCGAGCACTTCCACATGCGGGTGTTCCGCGAGTGGTTGAATTTGGCGGTGCTGACGGGTGAGCTGCCGTTTGATGACTACGACGCAAGGCCGGAGCGGTATGACACACCGCGTTGGATGGCACGCGGCTGGGATTGGGTGGATCCGTTGAAGGAAGCGAAGGCTTACCGTGAAATGGAGCAGGCAGGGTACATGACAAAATCGCAAATCGTTGCGAAACTTGGTGGAGACTTCTACGACAACCTGACTGAGCTGTCACGGGAGCAACAAGCAGCGGTTGACCTTAGTGTTGAGCTTGATCGCGACATCATCGATCCAACCCAGGAGGTTATTGAGTAATGCCTGCTATGCCGACCGAAGGTATGCGTGAGGAGGCGCGTCGTTATCGCGCTTGGAAGGAGGACGGCCATGAGGGCGGCACTGAGGTTGCGGCTCGGCGTGCCAGTCAGATCCTCAGCGGTGATGAGTTGAGTGATGAGACGATCGTGACGATGAGCGCATGGTTTGCTCGTCACGAGGTGGACAAGAAGGCTGAGGGCTTCGAGCCGGGTGAGGATGGCTATCCA